GACCCCATGCTTGTGATATAACTTATAGTGGTGACGGTCATATGGCTCTTCACTTGTGGATGAAAACGTTTTCATTTGGGGTTATACGGCCAGGTAAGATGCATACCCGTAACCAATAGAATGATAAAGAAGAAAACATATGCTGTTGCCATTAGACACCCCCCACAAAGGTACGCCATTGAATCATGTTCTTAATATTATAAGACATTTGGTGTACTTGTTTAAGTATCTCGTTAAGAACTCCTAACACTGTGTCATAATACTCTAGCTTCATTTCGGCGTTCATGATGTCCTTATCCACCTGTACCCAGTGAATAACATCAGACTTGATTACCTTGTGAGGAAAGGGCTGTGCCTCATACTCTTCAGGTGCTGCCTTGCCAGAGTAGTACAACCACTTGGAGTGTTGTAGTTTCTTTAACTCTTGTGCTTTCTTTTTAGATAATAATGTATACTCAGAGCGAAGGCATAGATACTTCTGGTGTAACTGAGGAATCTTAAGTGATGCCTGGTCCAGCATCACATCATCAATTACACTATCTTTTTCCCACATGCTCTGGATTTTCTCCAGGTCCATAATTAAGGTGCTAAGTCGTTTCCTAGGTAAGATCTACGATAAGTTGGTCTCATAGTGACATCAGTTGCAGTTGCCGCTTCATAGATGAAGTAGTCATAGTAAGTATACTTTAAACTACACTCAGCTGTAAAGTAATTTATGTCAGGTACAGAGGCGTCAAAGTTCAGGGTAGTGAGTGACGAAGGCCATGCATCATGGAATACAAACTCAGCAACTGGTTGGTAATTGCTTGAGAGAATAAAAAGAGAACAATCGGATCTCCACTGGTTTTCATACCCACCTAATTCTGATTTGTTTTGTGTTAATAACCTCTCTTCTATGGGAGGAGGATTGATACTCTTTATTCTTCCCCTGCTCATGGTGAACTCCTTAGAGGAGAAAGGTGTTGCCAACTCTCTCATCCAGTCATGCACCTGGTACCAGTTCTTCATGTTCTCATCTACCAGGAACCTGATAAACAAGTCTTCATAATAAAGCTCGTCCCCAGGCTGTGGAATCTTATTGAATCTTGTGGTCTGGTTTGCTGCCTCCATAGAGATAGCAGGGATTGATGCCGACTGACAAAAGAAGTCCACACCACGAAGCTTATTGACAGAGAACTTAAACCCAATAGGGGAAAGGAAGTTCCTGTTCTCAATGGAGAAGTTCTGCTCCACCGGGGGCATAGAATAGTTGTCAGACTGCTGTGCCATATTAGTCCTGTGTCTGGAATTGATGGTCCATAATAACAGCAAACATTCTATTCTTCATAAAATACAACCACTGCTGCTCCTCTACAGGACGCTTGGGTGAGCCTGGCCACATTTCTAAAGAGAAACATATCCAACTATACATTAGTTTAGCCTCCTCAATACCCATACGGATATCGCAGTGCCACTCTCCTTCCCAGTCGTAATCTTGTTCCATATGATTATTTAGACGAAAAAAGGGAGCCCTTGCAGGCTCCCCGTTGGTATCCCGTTGGATACGAACTCTTTATCACATCAGGTTAAGGATGGATACGCGACGATAGTAGCGGTTGGTGTTGTCAGACAGACGACCGAGGCCTTGGTTTGCACCATTGATGCCGCCGATAGGACCTTCAGCATAAGGGTTGGCGATAAGACCGTAACGAGTCTTGAAGCCGATGTTAGGCTGGAAGGAGTCAGCAGTAACACTGCGGACCATCTGCAGGGGCACGTATGGGCAGTAGAAGATACCAGCATCGTAGGCGTTAGTACCCTTATAACCAGCACAGTAGTACTGAGTATTAGAAACGTTAGCCGAATATGGGTCGATGTAGACCTTCAGTTTGCCGTTGATTGTACCAGCAAACAGGTTGCCGCAATCATCAACGTTCAGGTTGGCGTTCAGTGCAGGAGTGTAGTCAAGCACACCAGCCATCGTCAGGGCGGAAGCAACGTCTGCGGAGCAGATAATCATGTTGCCCTTGCCACGACGAGTCTCTTCTGCGATGGCGTTACAGTCACGCTCGATCTGGAAGAGAAGACCTTTGAACTTCTCAACGGACCATCTGCCGTTGGCGTCGGTATCAAGGTTGAACACACCAGGTGTGGTCACATTGTTCTGAGCACCGGGGACGGCTGTACGATAAACGGTACGAACCACTTCGCGGTTGATCTCAGCGAGGATCTCAGAGGAGAGGATGTTGGCCAGTTCAGCTTCGGCATCCAGTCCGTGGATGGCGCGAAGATCCTGTGCCAATTCAATCGTGTACTGAGCCTTCAGCGCACGGCCTTTGGCTTCAACGATTGCCTTCTCGATTGAGAAGCCCATCTGGCGGAACTCAGTACCATTGGCAGCACCAAGAGCTTCCATGACACCCTTGTTCATGCCACCCATACCAGGGTTAGGACCAAGAACTGGATCGTAAGCAGGACCACCAGGTGAACCACCATTGTTGGAGGTAAGGTCGGTAGTGATACCAGCGGTAGAGAGGTTATCCTCTAGGAGACCTGGGTTAGCGGGAACGTTCTGTCCACCAACTGTGCTGTAAGGTGTTTGACCGGGCACATATGGATAAGGAGGAGCAACCGTCTCACCGTTAGGATAGGTGTAGCTGGTATTAGCAGCGTTTGGCCTACCACCGGAGTTCGAGAAGCTAGGATCAGCTTCGTTGAACAGTGCTTCATTCGGGCCGTTAGGACCATCATACATCGCACGCATGGCGAAGATGAGTCCAGTAGGACCTGACATGGGCTGAACGCCACAGATGTCATAAGCGATCAGGTTGGGCATCGCACGGCGGATCAAGCTGATCAGAACCGGGTCGAAACCTGCGCGGGGACCTGCGTTAGCGGCAGAGGTTTGGAAACCATCAGCACCAACGATGCTAGTGGGGTCGGATTCCATAAGGAGTCCTTGTGATTCGCCGGAAGCAGCACGCTCTCCGAGGAATTTCTCTTGGTTTTCGAGGAGTTGAGCGGTGACAGCCTTTCTGTATGGATCTTTGATCTCAGGAAGATCTTGATGATTCAGAATAGGTGCCCACTTCTCCTGCAGATTTTGTGCAGTCATTGTAGGGATTACCTGTTTTGTTTAATTCAGCGGTTGACAGTGCGGGAAAGCGCAGCGGCGTAGCGAGCCATGGTGCTATCCATTGATTCAGCCTCTGTCGGGGGGAGAGCGTCAGCAGACTCTGCAAGCATCTCACCTATAGCTTGTGCGTCCTCTTTAAGAGTAGTACCTTCTACAAATGATTCCTTGAGAATGTTGAGCTTCTCACGATAATTTGATTCACTTTCAAACTCTACGCTTTCTGCCAGTCCAGCGAGCTTGTCCTTAGCACTCTCGGAAAGATCCCAAGAGACTTCAGCAACAAGTGCATCACGCTGGAAACCTGACATCTTAGAGTTGAGACCAACGTTGGCTTCAATCTGTTCGTTCAGTTTGTTTTCCATATCATCAAGTTTAGCGACCATGCTTTCAAAGATGTCGTACTTCTCATCAGGAAGGGTGACATAATGGTCTTCAAATAGTGATTTCATACCCTTCATGAAACTCTCTGAGAGTTCATTACGGATACCGTTTTCAACCACAAGCTTGTTCTCCTCCAGCCATTGTGCTGAAGTGTAGTTAAGGAAGGACTCGACTTTCTCTGCAATGTCTTTGATCTCTTCCTCAAAACGTGTTGAGAATTCTTCTTCCAACCTGTTAACTTCCAGTTGGAGTTTCTGATTCAGTGCGCTTTCAAAGATGACTTTCGCTTTTGATTTGAAATCATCTGAGGCGCCGGTCCCATCTGCTAGTTCCTCTAGGGACTCCTTAGCAGTAGAATCAATTTGGGTGTCCTCATAAGCAATCGAAGGCTTGAGCTTACCGATGCCTTTGTTACTACGACCGGACTTGGTGCCGTCTGCACTACCTGAAGACGAACCACCTGGCAATGCGTCAGAGGCGCTAACATAACGACCACCTGACTCAGCTGTACCACCTTGGTTATTCACTTCAGTCTTAGACTGTGAAGTACCTTCGTTGTCGATCTTGGCAGAATCACCAGTAGGCTCATAATTCTGGGGAGTAGGACCACCAATATCATTGATAGACTGACCAGGAACCACGGAGGGTGACACCAACTTTTGCATAGGTTCAGCAGAACCCGCTTTGGAATTGACTTGCGTCTCTGACTGTTTGATTGCCATTGTTACGATGTAATTTTTAGTTATTTAGTGAAATTGGTTAGTCGAGTTATGCCCGACTACGGAAAACTCCTCAGGAGAGGAGGAACCGTTCAAACTCAGCAAGAGTCTGAGCTTCAAGTTGTCCGACGACAACTGACTTCTCGATCCTGTCGAAGGAGGCTTGGACATCTTTCTCCTTGAGGAGTCCGTTATCCCAAATCCATTCCTTGCCTTCCATAATTCCCTGGACAAAGGCGTCGGGAGCAGAGGGATCAGCAACAATGTCAGCAGCGGTAGCCAACATAAAATCTTCACCCACATAATTGACTCCGTTACGGTTAGTCAGGGAACCCATTCCTCTGGATGAAACACCAAGTGTTACTCCGTCGTTGAGGAGGGCGCCAGCAATACGACCCATAGGGGTCTCAAGAATCTTTGCTTTACCTACAAAATTAGATCCCTCTTGCTTGAGAGACGTAATCTTGTGAGATACTCTGTCAAGATTAACAGTTGGACCATCTGGATGACCAAGTTCACCCATGGCTCTATTCTTTGCGATATAGTTCTCGTTATATCTGCCCACTTCTTTTGCAAGAATGTGGGACTCATAGATGCGTCCGTTCCTATTCTTAATGTCACCCTGGAGGAATGGTCCCTGGATGTAGAATGTTTTCTTACCCTTATTCTCTTCATAGAGAACCTCAACAGCCTCAATCTCTTCTCTAATCAGTTTCATTGTTGGGCCTCGGGAGGGTGTTCTGCTTCTAGTGCGCTGCCATCGGCAGGCTGGTTAATCACGGGAGCAAAGTAGTCCATAGCAACATCAGGTTTGGTCTGGTTAATCCCGTCATAAGTCCGCGATAGAAGTTCCTGATTCAATACATCGGATGCTTCTGCGTTCTTACCCTGAACAACAAGATCAATTAATTCTGCGACTCTTGACATAATAATAAGTAGGTTACGAGATTATTTAGGTATTATTACATTGGGGCTGTGCCGGGTTTGATACCTGGCATTCCACCCTTATCAGACATATTGATTTCCGCACTCAGTCCCTGAGCCGGATCACCGGAGAGGTCCATGTCTCCTGGGATGCCTTGCATGTCACCACTCATATCCATACCCTGCTCCTGTGCAGCTGCCTCTTCGTCTTCCGCAGCAAGTTGTGCGTTAGGGTCAGGGATAATACCAACGTTACGCTCATAAGAAATCTGCTTATCGATCTCTTTGATCTCTCCGTCAGTGTATCCAAGGAGTCTATTCCGTACTTGATACACGGAGAAGTACTTACCAAGATAAGGCTCAGCCATGGTGGCAAGGTTGAGACGATTCTGCATCATCTCCATCTCTTTCAGCTCAGCAAAGTGGTTGTCATAGATAAAGTCGTACTGGATGTGCTCCTTCATAGCGTCGTACTCCTTAGGAGACACAACACCTTTCAGAACCAACTGAGTCTTAAGGAGGTCCACGAAGATTTCAGAGAATCTCTTCCTCATCCTACCAACAAACTTGGAGAACTTAACCTCGTCCCTCATGATGTTGTCGGACTGTCCAATCTGGAAGCCGTCACCAGCGTCCTGCCGTGATGCAGGAACATTCAGGGAACGATAAAGCTTGTCTTGGAAGTACTTAAGGTCCTCTAGTTCACCCAGGTTCTGTCCACCAGGAAGGGTAGACACCTCAGTGCCTCTACCTCCCTCACGACGGGGCAACCAGTAGTCTTCTAGCATGGACATATACTTCTTCTCGTCCTGGATCTCTCCAGTATGAGCGTTATAAGAAATCTTAGTCCTATAACGTGCCATAACATCACGCAAGTAGTTCTCCGCCTTT